GTATAAGAGACAGGTCATATAAATATAACAATGAAAGAATTGTATGAAAAATACAATAAAGAATTAATTATAATAGCATCTGATTTAAAAACCAATCAACAAATACATTGGGATAAATCATGTGATAAAACTGTATTAGATTGTATTCGTTGTGCTATTACTATACCATTTTTTTTTACATTACAAGAACATTATGTTGATGGTGCTGTTTTAAATAATTTTCCATTTGAATTTAAAGATAATAATTATGGTTTTGTAATTAAAAATAAAACAAAACAATTTACTGAAATACAAACATTAATTGATTATATAAAATCGTTGTATAAAATTATTAGAAAACGTAAAATACTTGAAGAAAATCAAAATGAAAAAAATATAATAAAAATATACAACGATACATCTGTTATTGATTTTGATTTAGATACAAAAACAAAAATGGAATTGATTGAATGTGGTTATAAAAATACATTAGAGTATTTTTTTAATTTAAAAATAACAATGGAAAATAATAATGTATAAATTAAGTGATAATTTAACACGTGGAATGAAATCTGATTTATATGTATCAGCAGACCAAAATTATATAGTAAAAAAACTTCATTATGATAAATACCGAAATAAAATGGAAAATGATACAATATTGAAATTAATAAAAAATGAAATAATGCTATTAACTTTAGTAGAACACGAAAATATAGTAAAAATTCAAGGATATAATATTTTTAATAATATTTATTTTTTAAAATTAGAAAAATGCGATTACGATGTTGAAAAAATGTTGAAAAATTCTGAAAAACGAAATTTATATGGTGGTATTGAAATAACTATGATAAAACAATTTTTAAATGAAATTGGAGATGCTTTATATTATTTACATCAAATGAATATTATACATCGGGATATAAAATTATCAAATATACTTGTAGTTGAAAAAGATGATGTTATTCATTTTAAACTATCTGATTTTGGATTTTCCTGTATAAATCAAACATTGTATAAAAATGGTATAATTGAAAACAATTTTAAAAAATTATTCTATTTAAAATGTGGAACACCTTGTTATATGGCACCAGAATTAATTAAAACTGTCCATAAAAAAGATTTTAGATTAATGAATTATGATTATAAAGTAGATATATGGAGTTTAGGTATTGCAATATATGAATTATTAACACAAAAACGAATATTCAATACAAAAAATATAAATGAACATTTTAAAATTTTTACAGAATTATCTACAGAAGAATTACAAAAAATGATAAATTTAAAAATATATGAATGTTCTTCTGAATTTGATAATCTATTGAAAAATATGATTTGTGTTAATAGACATACAAGATTATCATCTAGTGATTTAAAAAATGAAAAAATAAAAATAATTAAACAACATTAAAAAGATGGATGCAATGATACCATATGAATTACGCACAAACATTATATTGTTTTTGTGTAAAGACAAATCCTTGTTGGATAAAATAGAATTAATGAAAATCTTTTTAAAAAACAATGATACGTATATGTTGAATCAAATTGGTAAAACAATTACGGTATATAAAAATGTTATACATTCTGATTATTATTCAGATATTCAAAAATACATTACAGTAAAATCAAAAATTGATATGATGGATGAACTTGGGAAAAATGGGTCGATTGATGAAATGAATTGGTGGTTAAATAGTGGATTATATGTATATTATTCGCATAACTATTTGGATAATATATTATTACACGAAAATACAAAAGTATTAAATTGGTTAATAAACGAAAAAAAGTTGAATTTAATTTACAAATATGCATTTTATTATGCTTGTCATAATGGTGATAAACAAGGAATCTTGTGGTTTTTGAAATTACACAATGATAAAATTATAAAAAAGATTTATGCTGATAATGAAATATTAATGAAAGAATCTATAAAATTATTAATTGATGCTATGGATTGGCATACTGATACATTATTCTTTAAACGTGTATTAATATATATTATACGTAATGATATGTTTGTATATGATGATGATGTTTTAGAAGCATTGATAATATATGGTGATGATAATTTATTAGTTGAATTAATGAAAAAACACGAATATTTGAAATTTAAAAAAATTATTGAAATAAATTATGATACAGATAACAAAGAATTAAAAAAATGGATTGAAAAAATGGATTGAAATATCAATTCGTTTTTTTTATTTTATTTTAAAATATTCAATTATTAATGAGTTTAAAAGTTGTTCTGGGGCCGATGTTTTCTGGCAAAACTACTTTTTTGTTAAGTGAAATTGAAAAATATAAACCTTTTTATAAAATTTTATGTATCAATCATTTAAATGATTCTAAACGCTATACAATGGATATTGATTGTTTTAGAACGCACGACAATAAATCTTATAAAGCCCATATGATGAATCTAATCCACGATATATATAACAATAATGATATTTATCAAGAATATTTAAATGCTGATATTATTATAATTGATGAAGGACAATTCTTTACTGATTTATTTACATTCTTGTATAATGAATTTAAAATCAATACAACAAAACATTTTATAGTTGCCGGTCTAAAGTCGGATTATTTAATGAAACCCATTGGTGATATGTGTCCTATTATTTCAATGGCTGATGAAGTTTTAGAATTATAGTTCTGACGTTTCAAAACTATCCTATCAAAATTTAAATTCAAGTTTAAAAAAAATGATTTTAAATTTTTTTTATTCTTATTTAAACATATGTTTTTATAATTAAAAATGGATGATGAAGAAGACAATCCAAACTTTACTGTGGTTAAATCCACTTTGAATCATTTTTGTAATAATCATTTTATTAAATCCACTTTACAAGATTATTGTTTTCAAACCAACATTCTTTTAAATGAAACTTACTTATTTGTTAATCTTCATATTAATCGTATGTTAGAACACAATCTGACATCAAAATATAAAAAGTTAGATGAAACGTTTTTTAACAATGTTTTTATGGGTCTTAACTCCAATGTAAAGGATGAAACAAAACGGTTTAAACACACAGAATTAAATAATACGTATAATTTATATAAAGAATCATTACCAACGGATTTTCAACACGCGGATACAAAGAATAAATCACAATTATTAACAGAAATGGCTTTACAATTATCTACAATTACAGGAAACCATTTGAAACTTAATTTTTATAA